GATTCTTTTCCCTGTAGTTCCATCAATAACAACCAAAGCAGGAGGTACAGTGTATCCCTGACCGAATGAGGTAATACCAATACTCTCAAACCTAAAGAAAGTAGTCAACTCTAATATTTGAGGAAGTTGTGCCTCTGGTGCCAAAGTTGGATCAGATGGATAATTGAATCCAATATTTTTCAAATCAGTTCTAACAACTTTTCCTATCTTTGTACTAGATGGTTTTAAAATTGCGCCACTTCCTAAAGAAGTTGTTATTGTTCCAATTCCTGGAAGTTTGGAATACCCTTTCCTTCTATCATTAATATCAATTTCACCAATAGATCCATATGCAGATAATGCATTTGTAGAATATGATAAAGAAGATGATGTTGAACTAGCGTAAGAAACTGCTTCTGGGAATTTATTCAAATTATAGAAGAAAGTATTTGTAGTTACTCCACTAAGTGTATGCTTTCCACTATACAAACTTTCCAATACGGATATCTCATTATGATTCTTAACCTCTTCACTTATAACTGCTTCTAAGTTAACTGTTGGATTTCCTTCAATTTTTAAAGGTTCTAATCTATAATAAAGAAGTTTGGGAGTATTTTCAGTTATATCTAAATCTACTCTTGCACCAGAAGTTCCTACAGTGCCAAATTGACGTACAGAAAAATCAGTAGTTTTGCCTTCAGTAATATATGGATGAATATAACTAGAATCTGTATAGAATTTAAGATCAAATGCAGGTAAAGTAGTTGTATTCTGAACGTAAGATAAAGAAGAGTCGCTCAAGTCAAATCTAACACTAGTATCTTTATAGAATTTGAGTGGAGGATTTACTGGTAAAAGAGTTCCTGAAGAATCATTTGAAATATCTACAAATTTCGGAATTGGTTGTTTTGTTTCATATATCGTGTCACATAGTTTTACGTTATTATTGCTGATAACATACACATAATACTCTTTATTATCAATTAAACCTGTAGCAGGAGTTGTTGCAGTATGAATAACTTTTTGTCCAGTAACTAATCCATGATCCGTTATATTGAGAGCAGAATCTGAACTAATGCCAGCAAGAGTGAATGACAACTCACCAACAGACATCTTTCTGTTATTGGTGTTATACTTAACAACTTGTGTGGCACTTAGTATTGGATCTACTTCAACAAAAACCGTATCATTTCTAGAAAGTCCATGTGTTCCGGCAATAGAAACAGTAACTTCATTCTTATCAATCTGCCCCTTTACAACACCATCATGATAGGTTTGCAAACTGTGATGCACACCAGTTCCAACCCCAACAAAGTATAATAGACCACAATGGGAAGTTGTATCAGCAATACCGACAAACGTTCCTGTGCTGCCTAATCCAACCCTTACAGAGGACAATCCAATAAAGTCTGCACCAAGATTAGCAACAAATACTTTAGTCCCATCAGTTATAATACCAACCAAAGCAGTAGCTTCTGTTTGAACTCCAATAGGAGAACCCCCATTGAGTTGATAAGAAACTTCATCTCCAGTGATTAATCCATGATTTGGTAGATATAAGTGCTGTGCCAAGATAAACTTAGAAGTAGCACCAGAACCAGGATTTGAGAAGGTTACTGTTGATCCAGCGCCAGTTGCAGTCGATGAACTAATTCCTAAAGATTCTACTGGATTAAAATAATATTCTCTATTTCTTCTACCGCTGTAAGTTGTTTTATATCCTACATTTACAGTAAATCTTCGTGGATCTTCTTTTATAGGTGTGGTTATTGTATGAGATACTCCAACTACTCCATTTTGAGATCTTAAAACTCTTAGTCTGGAAGATGCTTTGTCAATATTTAAAACTTTAACAGTTTCGGTTCCAATTGTTAAAATGTCATTTTCTTGTATCTGAGGATATTCAAAATTCCTTGTAGAAACATTAATATAGGTAACAATCCCTGTAGCAACTGCTGTGCCAATGAACTGAGATACCTTCAATGTATTTGTATTGATGCCAACCTGATAGGTTCCTGCAAGTAAAGCAGAAGTTGTTGAAATACCAGATATATTTACAATATCGTTATTTTTAAGATTGTGAGTAGCACTCGCAATACCTATAAATGAATCATTTCCTATTGGATAGAATTCGATATTAGATATACTAGTTTTAGCAGCGCTTACATTAGTTACTTCTTTGCCTTTAACTTTAGATACTCTAGATGCAGCAAAAAAGTCTGTAGAACCATCTTTTGCAAAAATAATACGATCATTAACTTGATAGTTAGATCCTCCAGTTATAATGCCAACAGAATCAATGTAACCCTTTTCCGTTGCTTTAATAATTGAATCTGAATTTACAAACTCAAATGGTTTTTGCAAATAATCATATCCACTATTATTTTTATTCATAGCATATGGAAAAGTATTTCTTCTCCAATTATGCTTAGTTACATCATAATTATCTTCATTTGAATTAATATCAAAATTAAATGAATTTGGTTTAGAATTAAAAGACTCACCAATCAAATATGGGAATATTGGTTTCTTAAATCCTTTATATATGCCATCAGCAGATGCTGTAGAATCTATAGTTGCAAAGTATGCATAAGTTCCATTTGGGAAATCTGGGGTTACACAGAATCTTCCATTATTTCTATCTAAAACTGAATCACTTGTTGATTCAACCCATGTAAAGTCTTCAAGGAAAAATTCTTGTGGAAAAACAGTTAATGATGGTCTATTATCTTTTAAATCTACAACATAACCAGACTTCATCTGAGTTATGTTTCCTCCCGTAGCATTTTCATACGCATACGGACCATAAATTGGATGACCATCATACGCCCAACCAAGTATTCCAGAGTGGTCGCTATTTGTTACTTCCTCATTATTAACAAATTGAATATCTTTTTTGCCATAAAGCATGGATCCATCACTATCAAGAGAAAAAATAATTTTTCTTAAAGATCTGGGTGCATATGCATAAGACAGTTGTAATTGATCATATCCATTATTAGATTCTGATATAAAAACATCATCAGCAACTATGTTATTTTGATTTCTTTTGACATTGTTAATAGTCCAAGTTTGGATATTGGTAATAAACTGGGCATCCTTTCCTGCTGGTATAATCTCAACTGTTGTGGTAGAAGATCCATAACCAACACCAGCATTAATAACTTCTACACCAGTGATAGATCCATTAGAGAGTCTTGGGGTTAATTTTGCTCCACTACCAATTCCAATAACTCTCAACTCTGGAGGTGAATTATATTCCTGACCAGATCTATTAACAACTACATCTGATATTTGTCCGTTAGGAGAAATGATTGTCTCCAACTGTGCTCCAGTTCCAGACCGTAATGTTACTTCAGGTTCTCTATTGAAATTAATAACATCAGATACTCCATATCCAACTCCAGTATTTGTTAGATAGATTGATGTTGCTTGACCTCTAACTATTGGTTGAACTTCTGCTTTATAATCCCGATTACCAGTAGATGCAATACCAACTTTACCAACAACTTCAACTAAAATAGGTGGATAATTAAAACTATGAGTTCCTACTCCAATATTTGAAAGTTTTTGATATTGATTTGTTGTATGATAAAAATCCTTCGCGGTTGATCCTATACCTATTGCACTTAATCTAAATGAATCAGTATCGAGAGATGTTACATAGTAATCCGTCTCTGCAGATAATCCTCCAATTGAAGTTCCTTGAACTGAATATTTAATAATCTCCCCACTCTTATATCCATGACTAGGAATGTTAATTAAATTAAGTGCGGTGTTAATTCCAGCAGGAGCGCACGTTCTCTGTTTATTCTCATATCCTACACCAGGGTCAATAATACTTATTGACCCAATTACTAATTTACTATTTAAAGAACTGAGTTGATGAGTTCCTGTTCCCTCACTTGTAAGAGAAATGGTCCCAACCCCAGTAACAGCATCACTTAAATTATTGTGTAATTGTACAACATAGGGGGATTTTACCGAAACATAGTAAGTAGCATCTGTATTTAAACCACTAACTGCTTTTTCTCCAAAAGTTTTATAAACTACCCTTTCACCGTTTTTAAATCTATGATGAGTTGTAAATCCAATTGTAGAGACTGTTGTACCAATACCAATTTCACCAATTCCAGTTGCAGTCATAGAAATTCCTGCAGCATTAAATGCTAACTCATTGGGAGATGAAACCATGTTTGCTTCAGCTCTAGCACCTACTCCATTACCGCCAGTAATTTTTATAACTGGAGTTTCTATATAATCAAATCCTGGATCTAAAATCCTAATTTCTTTAAGATCACCAGTTACACCACAAATTCCAGTCGCAGCTGTTCCAACACTATCTTCTATATGAACAGCTGGAGGATTAATAACATCATAATCAAAACCTCCGGAAGTTACTTCAATAGAATTTAATTTTCCATGATATACAATATCTTTTGATTTATAATTTAATATTTCAACGCCATTAAGGAAAATACCCGAATATCTTTGATCATTTCTACTAACTGAAGAATCACCTACAGGTTGAGATATTTCTCTATATAATTTTTGAGGTTCAACTTCTTTTCCTTTAAATTCTTCTCTCTCTATAGTGTTGCCAGTGATTACTGTAGAATCTGCTCCTCCTGGAGGGGTTACGGATTCAAACTTTCCTGCATATAAGTTTGATGCACTTTTAGCAAGTTTAATATGATTTTCATCAACTCTTTTTACAACATATCTTCCTTCTGGAAAAAGAAAACTTTTAATTACCTCACTTAAAATTACACCACCATTAGGTTGATTAATTTGTGCTACGTCTTTTTCTGGTGTATAATAAATTACATCGCCAGTAAAGAAATTATGGTCAAGACCCAAGGAAACTAAAATATTTTCGTCACCTAAAGAATAAGTTCCATTAATAAAGAATTTTTGTTTTTTTGGATTTACTTTGGTGTCATTGTATGAAGGTAAAGAGTTGGAAGAAACTAAAACTTTACCATTATCAACATATACATTATTAACGTTTGCATTAAAAGTAGATATATTAGAATATAAATCAGATCTGAATTTTGTTATTCTTTTTGATACTTTTGTAATATTTGATATATTAGATAAACCACTTCCTCTTATCAAAAGTCTTTTAGGACCAAAAATATCAATAACGATTAAATCAGATGATGTTTTCTCATTATTTAAGTTGGTTAATTCAACACTATCTCCAATTCTAAAAATATGATCGTCTTTGGTTGTTAATTTGTAAATATCATTGCCACCATCCTCTAAAACCAAGGATTCTACATCATAGTATTGTGCAGTATTAAAAAACCAATTATTAGACCTAAAATCTGATTGAATTTTACCTAAAGATTTAATTTTAATTTTGGTATCTTCTAATTGATAATATGCATCAGTTGGTTTTTGAAGATCTTGTAAGACGGATCTAATTTTTACCTTAATGCCATCATTTACTCCAGTTTCTGGATCATATCCATATGCATATATGTTTTGATCAATAATAGTTTTATCTAAAATTTCTTTTGATATATTGTCATCATCAATACCTATAAATTGAGTATTCAGAACGTCAGTATAAGTTACAATGCCAGTGGTTCCATCATTATAGGTAATTGTAAGAGATCCGGATTTTTCAAATCCTAGTGTAGAGTCTACATCAATGTAAGTTTGACCTACACCAACCTTATTAATAGCAATTGTCTTGCCATGAGTGCTAAAAGTTCCGTATAAGAGCTCTTGAGAACCATCATATTTGTTAAATGACGAATCAATACTTACTTTATAATAAGCATCGGTTAAAATGCCTACAGAGATCCTCTCAACATGTGATATTGGGGCATATGCTCTTTGAATAGACCCTGTTGGATCTTGAAATAATGTGGTGTTAATTAAATTTTCTGGATCTCCTTCAACCGGTTCAACAATTAAATCTCTAGTAAGTTGAAACTCTGCATCTGAAGGACTAATAAGATAATCTTGGGGTCTTATCAGTTCTACATCGTCATTATATAAAGCTTTGAATAAAATTTTAAATGATGACTCTGTTCCTCTTGTTGAATATAAATCTCTCGATTGTCTAATAAAGGATGCTTCATTTAAACCTGGAGTCATCATCTTTGACTGAAGACCAGGTAAAAATTGCCCCTTTATCTTTGTTAAAAATTCTTGTAAAAATAAAACACTAAGATTCTTTACAGTATCCTGGAATGCATGGCTATCCGCAGAAGTTTCTTCAAATATACAGTCTTCGGAATTATTTCCTGGTTGATATGATGTTACTCCAACAAAACCTCTATTGCAGAAGAGAAATCTATTACCAACTTTTAGTTGATATACAATAATTTCATCATTTATTTGTATAATACCAAATGTATCTGGAAATCCATCAGCATTATATACGTCAATAAAATCTTGACCAATATCAACAGGAGATGCTAACATTGTTTCACTAACAGTGTTAGTATTTTCGTTTAACTTTATATACGAATCAATATTACTAATTAAATCAAGTGGCCCACCTTGATACTCCAACCCACCATAATACTGGGAGAAAAATTCCTGAATTAAAGGAAATTCGTCATTTATATAAGATGCTAACTGACTCTCCAGCAGATGATAAATTTTTACAGTATTTTTCGGCATTTGATTCTCTTACACAAATTTATGATTAATATGGATTGTTGTTAACATCATAGTAACTTGATGAACTCTTATATGTTGAACCTGATGGGTCAGATCCGGAAGAAATATCATCAACAATCATTTCAATATTGAACGCATCTAATTGCAAATAAAGGTCTTGTAAACCAATTACATCATTTGAATGTGGAACTGCAAATATTTCCATAATTTGAATTCCATCTTTATCCTTACCTGATACAATATTGATAGGATTCAATGTTATGCGACCGGTCATATAATTGATCACACCTACATTTCTTCTTCTTACAACAGGTGTTGATGATCCTGGTGATTGTAAAGAATATAATGAGATAACTCCTGTTTTTGTATCATTAGGAGTATCGAAAAGGTAAACATCATCTGTTATATCTAGCACCTTAAAAGGACTGGATTTTATATTAAATCCATTCATGGATTGAACATGCATATGATTACCAAAATCAATTGCATATTCTGCAAATTGATTAGTTGCAATTCTCAAATCTCTTCTCATTTGAACAGAAGTGAGGTTAGATGTAACTGATGGATGACTTTGATCAATTATTCCTAAAAATTTACTATACTTGAACCGAGTTCCATATTTATTTAACTCCGCAGAATCAGCATAGGATTGGATATTATTTTGAATTCTAGAAGAAACTGCAGCAACATCAGTAATCGTTCTAGTGTTATAGTAGACTTTACTACTGGTAATAATGTACAAATATTTTAAATCTAATATTTCAGGAACAATTCCAGTAACGGAATACTTCCTCAATTCTCTTTTTATATTTTGTTTAATTCCCTGCGAAACAAAATCACCATTTCTTGGTTTAATACTAATAAAAACCTTTCCAAATCTTGGAGGAATTAATTCTTCTCCTCCAAAAACTGATATTGATTCTGCTTCTGGATAAATTTTGTTAGGTATTAGAACCTCATAATCATTTGCCGTTATAGCACGATCTTGTGTTCCATATACTTGAGGAGCATACTTTTTAATTGATGCAACACTTTCGATTGCAGCACCACCCGAAGACGGTGACTGTGATGAAACAAGCGAAATACCACCCGTGATAGGGTTTTCAGTGCTATCTGAAATATAAACTAATCTACCACTAAAATCAAGAGTGCTAACTCTATTTGCATTTGCCCCATCGCAAACCAAGTAAGAAATTTCTATAACGCTTCCATCTTCAAGTTTTTTGCCAAATATTCCATCACCAAAGACAATATCATATCTTTCATCCTCTACTTCTTGTAGAAAATAAATCGTAGATGATGAATTTATAACATTATTAATTTTTTGATCTATTAAATTATTTGTAAGATCATATTTTACCTTAATTGTCGAAGATGCTGATGGTTTTACTTGAACTAATATTGTATCCGTATCAATTCCTGCATTATTAAGAGTAAAACGTTGATTTGGATTTTGTGCAGAGTATGTAAAAGTCTGTGTTATCTTTGTTCCTTCAATAACTTCCAAATCATTAAATACTGCTTGCGAATCAGATACCGTTACAGTCGTATCTTCTAAAACATTAAAAACATATGATTGATTGCCAAATTGATTTGTAGTGGAAGCAACCGGACCAGACTTCAACGTAACTGAAGATGGTGATGATGTTAAGTCAGAAAGATCAACAAAAAAATCAATAAGACACCTAGATGCTTTTCTTGACCTTGGAGTATATCCAATATTCTTTGCAAGTGCAACAACATTCTCTCTCAAAGTTGCACTATCAATGAATACCTCATTTGCAACCATGTTTGCATTATATGAGTTTAGATATGTGTTATACGCAAGCAGATCAATAATACTTGAAAGGTTTGATCCTTCAAAGTCATAATCGGTGAAGTTGTCATTTGCTCTAAGAATTTTCTTTAGAGAGGTTTTAATCTGGTCAAAATCCAGATTACTAAAATTTAGAAGTGGCATTTACCTTGTTGGTTGCAAAACGAATTCTAATTGTTGCCCTAAAACATCTGCGCCAATAACAGTGTAATTGATCACAACATCATATTGATTTGATTCAAAATTTGGATTTACGTTAACTTTTCCCAAAGTAACTCTTGGCTCAAATCTAGTGATTGAACTTACAATTTCATCACGTAGTGATAGTGCAGTTAATTCATCCATGTTTTCAAAGAGCATCTGTGATACTCTAGATCCAAAAGTTGGTTCAAAATACTTCTCCCCAGGTGCCGTAAAAATAATATTACGGATTGATCTGGAAATTGCACTAGTATTTTTTAATGCCACAAGATCATAATTCAGAGGATTAATCTGAAATGTCATACTAACATCTTTAAAACCGCGACTAATTCGCTCTAAAGGCATGGACCAACGTTATATTAGACTTATATTTTATTTATGTTGTATTTTTAACTAAAATTCGTTAAGATTTACGTTTTGAACAGTCAAAATTTCATCAATTTCTTCATTTTCGATGAAAATTTCAGTTTCTTTGACAAAATCCGTCTTTTTGGGAGTTTTATCATCATTTGCAATTTCACGAAGCATCTTTTGATGTTGATGATTTGCTAAATTGTCTAAAAAATCGTGATTTTTGGTCATTTTTCCTCCATTTTTGGGTTTTCAAAGTGATGTGAGTACTGATCATCAATATCAGCAACTATTTCTTCACGTTCTTTTGCTGTTTTCCAGAAATATTCATCTTCACGCCCCATTCCAAGGCGTTCAAATCCATTTTCAACAGTATAATACTGAGTAGAAACCTTAAAATCAGGTTTTTTGGGTTCAACAGGGGTCAAACTATTATCAAAGATACGCATTCTATTATTTGGATATAATGCATATTGTCCATTATCTAGTTCAATCAAATTATGCGATTTATGTTCGGCAGGATTCTCACTTGTTGAATAATCAACCACATCAGGATCCTGGTGATAGTTATCTAAAGTACAAATATATGTGCCCTTTTGAATACCATGATCGCGAGTGTATAATTCATAGTCCATACTACCAATAAATTGCTTTGTAGATAGCACAACACCATAATCCATACAGTTCCAGAACTGTAGGTTAGGAAGGTCCATATCGGGGTCTGGAAGGTCCGGAGACGAGAGAAACGCGCTTATAGGTAGTTTGTCATACATTGCTGCATATTCAGGCAAATACGTCTCAAAATAAAAAGCACGCCCAGGAATCGACTTTGCCGATACCCAGACGCCCTTTACAAATTCACCATGACCACTTTGATGGTCGGTTAAGTATTCTTTACGTACCCATACCTCAACAGCAGGAAGGTTACAAATTAGTGCTGCCATAGTAAAATTAATATAACTCTACTATCTATCCCCTACCTTGTCCCCGATAACGTTTCTTTTTATTATTACGAGAGGTTGCCGAAAGGAGTGTATATTGTGATTGTCCTTGTCGAGTCTTCTTTGGTTTGCCCTTAACATAGGTTCCGCCTTTCATCATCATATTCGAGTTTCCTCCAGTGTCAATAAACTTAAATTAATCTCTTTACCTTCTGAGGTACTCTCATAATACCTCTCTGTGTACTTCTGTACTACTTCAGTACACTCTTCTGCAGAGAGGTCTGTGTGAATGACCTCTCCGTCATATAGAATATTAAATGATACGAGTCTTTTCATGTCCTACACGAATGCGAGGATCGCACCAAATTTCAAAACCTGCTTCCTTTGCATCAAGACAGAATGAGACATCCTCACCACACATATCTTGAACATTGCCAGATTCAAAGATTTGCATCTTCGGAGCAAACCAAGGATACTCCAAATTCTCAAATACACCGTTCTTAATCATAACCCATCCAAAACCAGTGTAATCCACCGTGAATGGTTTCTTACGTTTTGACATCGTTTCAACAGTCTCGTGATTCATCACTCCACCATTCTTCCTGAAATCATCCTCCTCTAACCAGTGTGCAACAGAAGTCGTGTGCCCATCTTCAGTAGCATACCAACCAGCAGCAACTTCTGCCTCTTCTCCCTCTGCAGGTACTGCAAGATCACATAATTGCCAGAACTTGGTTGTGTCAAATACAATGTCACTATCAATCCACAACTGATAGTCATAAGTCAATTTGCCATCCCATGGAATCTGCTTTGGTCCACGCAACACATTAGCACCAAGGCACTTGCACCGTGCAAAGTTAACCATTGATGAATAATCTTGACTGATCTGAATACTCATACCATTCTGTACTAGATCAAAGCACAATTGTACAAAGTTCTTCAGAAATGTGAAAGAACACCCACGACCTGGAAGGCAAAAAACAATTGCCTTGCCGCGCATCCTTTCTTTGATTGCTTCAATGTCCCACTCTTCTTTTTTCTTTGTGGGCGCATTTGCCTTAACCGTAAATCCTTTAGCCATAGTTTTGAATAACCTTCAGGTCAATTATATCGTAGTATGTATAAGTTGTCAATATCTAATAAGAGTTTTCTTCAGTAGTATATGGAGATCTCTCAACCTCCTCATATGACAAATCCTCAAGAGTATAATCAGTCTGCATTAGACCTACCATACCCTTGAGGGTGTTCCATGTTACTCTGAATTCTTCCTCTTTAATATTTGGAAATATGCACTTGTTCTTTGCATATATGTGGTAAATTTTATCCTTTTCCTTTGGAGACATTTTTTTTCCTGGGGAATTTTTTTTATATATTTTAGAATGACAATGCAAATAATATATGTCTCTCGAATTGTCACCTCTGTAGGTTAGGGTAGTTAGACGTTTTTAGCCACGCCCCCGGCACGATAACAACGCGGACCACAAATAACTGTCTCTACGATGATATCAAAGTCTATCAGAAATGGGGCAGAGTGTCAACAACTGCTGCCCCACTGATTAACACTTATGACTGCTTATAATCCTCAGCGAAACTGTCAATCAGTGCCAGGAGTTCGTTACCATTAGCGGCACGATTCATCAGGGAAAGCATCAGATCGCGGGTCATAAGTTGGATGAGTTGGATGTCTACACTATAGGGACACTTTAGTGGTGAGTAACATTAATACCCATGCACTTTACCACCGCAAAGGTACACTCAGATCCTCCACGTAACTGTCAATAACCTTCTCTGATCCTTCCAATTCAAATAACTCCTCCCAGTTAATATTGTGAGGATTAAAGTCTTCCAAGGTCTCCAATTCCAACGTAATACGATAACGCTGCTTCTGTGCTTGTTGATAAGTGACTGACATGATTGGAGGTCCGTGAGTGTTACTTTGTTATTATAAGATGGGAGTGCTTTATTGTCAATCTGTCTGACCGTATTTATAAGGGTCACTGATACTTTTTGATTGTCAATCCCTGAAAAAACTTATCAGCGGGGGGTTGACATATTGGGAGAGTTCGTGTTATAATGAACGCTCTTAGATCACTACGCTGGATGACATTTAGAAACACAAATAATACACAAGGATACTATCCAAACAAAATAGTAAGTGTTATTTATTCTAGCATTTATGACCTCTTTTGTGTAAATAATGCCTCTAAATAAAAACATCGTTGAGTAACAATAATATGGCATCAATCTACATCATCCAACATAAAGAAACGGGCAAGAAATACGTGGGTAAAACTATACGTGACCCACAAGAGAGATGGAAACAACACAAGCAAATTGGAAGGAATTTACATAACCTTGCTGAGAATAATTCTGCTAGGTCTATGCCTATTGCACGCGCACTTAATAAACACGGAGTTGATGAATTTACCTTCTATGTGATAGAAACTATTGATGACAAAAATGTTGATGAGAGAGAACGATATTGGATAAAAAAGTTTGACACTTACAACAATGGATATAATTTAACGTATGGTGGTGAAGGTACTGTAAGAGACCAATCTACCCTTAATAATGTTACTATGAAAGAGGTTGATTGTTATACATTAGAGGGTGAATGGGTTAGAGACTATGAGACAGTAGGATTAGCAGCAGCAGAGTTAAACAATCATGAGTCAAGATCATCAATCACAGCTTGTATTAAGGGCACTACATTTCAGGCATTTGGTTATCGTTGG